CTTAACCCTACCAGTAGAACTACTTGCAGCACCAGTTACTACCTCATTAAAGACATAATTACCAGAACCACCCATGTAAGGTGCAGTAACTGTAATAGTTGGAGGAGTAGTATATCCAGAACCAGCATCAGTAATACCAATTTGAGTAACAATACCCACGCTATCTATGTATGCTATAGCAGATGCTGTTGTACCCCCTTCAGGTGCTGCTGTAAAGGATATTAATGGGACTGTAGAGTATCCAGTACCTCCTG